ATTTTCTTGTTCTAAGATTTCGATTGTTTTGTTTAAATTTTTATTTATATTTTTTAATTTATCGTTTTCGGTTGAAAATTTTTTATTATCCTTCGACAACTGTTTGATTATTGCCTCCATATCCGTCTTCTCTTTTTTTAATTTATTATATTTTCCGATTTCTTTGGTTGATTTTATTTTTAATTTGTTTATTTCATCTTGTAATTCTTCTATTTCAATTTTATGGTGTTCCTCGAGGTTTTTCGCTTGTTCCTTAAGAAAAGATATTTCTAATTTATTTGTTTGATTTAGTTCTTTCAAAGCATTTATTGCATGTTGATGCTTATCATTCAAACTATTCGTCTCTTGTATCTTTTTATTCGCTATCTCAAGTTTTTTTTTTAAATCCTCATTTTCATTTATTAATTTTTCGTTATTCTGTAGGTTTATATTTATATTATTTATATCATTTTCTGATTCTTCTAATTTATTTTTTAATTCCTCAATTTCTTCTTGTTTTTTTTGTAATTCTTCTTTTTTTGAGTTTTGCAAGTCATTTAATTTTTTTTTCAAGTCACTTATTAATTGAATTAATTTTTTCTGGCCATTTTTTAATTTTAGATTTTCTAGTTTTAATTCACTTAATTTTTTTTCATTTTGTATTTTTTGATCGTTTAATTTTTCTTTTAAATCTTTTATATGTGCTTTTTCCTGTATTTCTAGTTGTTTTTCTAAATTTTTTATTTTATTTTCATCTTTGTTTGTTTGTTTTTTTAATTTCTCTATTTCCAGTCTTAAAGAATCTATTTTTTCCTTTTCTTTTTGTAATTGTTCCAATTCTTTTTTATTTTCACAATATTTTTTATGTAATACATCGTATTCTTCATCTTTCAGTTTAATATCCTTTTCTAAGTTTTCTATTCTTTTGTCTAGGTCAGTAATTTGTGTTTTATATTGTTTAATATCCTTTTCATAAACCTTTCTTTTTAATAAACATATAGTTAACTTTTGTTTTAATTTTTGTATTTTCTTCCTTAATTTGTTATTTTCTGCTTTTACTGAATTAAATTCTTGTTGCAAGCTTTCGATTCTTCCATCAAGAATCGGATATTTTTCTCTTTCTTGCTTAAGTTTGCTTTCTAAATCTCTTATTTTTCTCTGCGATTCGTCATTTTGGTTTAAAATTTGAGTGATCAACTCAGAATATTCTCCTTTAATTTTCATAAAATTGTTTATTGTATTATCCAAATCCAAATTATCCAAAATTTCATTAAGTATTCTCGTAAATTCGCGTATGTTTATAAAATTTTCGGACATTCTTGTCAGTTGATCTCTTATTTCTAATGATCGTTCTAAAATTAAATTTATTTGTCTCGTATCAATATTCGCTCGTTCCGCTTGCATTGTTATATATTGTCGCATTTCCCTATTTAACCTGTCAAGTTGTGTGATGTGGTTGCTTATTAATGTTGAATGTCTTCTATAATCATCAAATATATTTGTTAATCCATTGATAGCATCTCGTATTGGATTTAATTGGGTATTTAGAATTTTTTCTAAATTTTCTCTCGTCACTGGTGCTGGTGCTGGTGCTGATGCTGGTGCTGGTGCTTCTATTAAGTTATTTACATTATTATTTTCATTCATATTCTGCTGTGGATTCTGTGGATTCTGTGGATTCGGTGGATTCTGTGGATTCGGTGGATTCTGTGGATTCTGTGGATTCTGTGGATTCTGTGGATTCTGTGGATTCTGTGGATTCGGTGGATTCTGTGGATTCTGTGGATTCTGTGGATTCTGTGGATTCTGTGGATTCGGTGGATTCTGTGGATTCTGTGGATTCTGTGGATTCGGTGGATTCGGTGGATTCTGTGGATTCTGTGGATTCTGTGGATTCTGTGGATTCGGTGGATTCGGTGGATTCTGTGGATTCTGTGGATTCGGTGGATTCTGTGGATTCTGTGGATTCTGTGGATTCGGTGGATTCGGTGGATTCTGTGGATTCTGTGGCTGCGCCTGTGCTTGATGCCCTTGTATTACTTGCGAATAGAAAATTGGTGCTGGTGCTTGCCCTTGTGCTTGATGCCCTTGTATTACTATTACTGGTGCATGCCCTTGTGCTTGATGCCCTTGTATTACTGATGCTGATGCTGGTGCTGATGCTGGTGCTGATGCTGATGCTGATGCTGATGCTGATGCTGATGCTGATGCTGATGCTGATGCTGGTGCTGGTGCTGGTGCTGGTGTTTGTATTATATTATCTTGATTTGTATTAGTACTTGTATCAGTTTGTACTGCTTGATTTATAAATACCGCTGAATTTTTTAATTTGTTAAAAGTATTTCTTAACGAATCTCTAATTTTATCTATTGTATCATCTTTGCGATAATCTTCAAAATAATCCTTTCTTATATTTTCTTCAATCTGTTTGCCTAATTTCATTATCATATTGACCGATGGGGAACTCCCATTTTTGTCGAGGGCATCTGATGTTGTATCTTGATTTATATTTGTATCAGACATTCTATATAACTATATATAATAAAATACATAAATATTTTAATTCTTTAATTCTAAAATAATCTATTAATAATATATATAATGACTAAAATCTGTTTCGATAAATTTTGCTTTAATCTTAAAAATATTTATATAATAATAATTGTTCTAATTGGATTATTCATCTTTTGTAATTATGTTATTCAAAATCCATTAGATAATCCACAAAAAAAATGTGCAAAATGTATAACTAGAACTTTTATAACCAATCCAATAAATACTGCCGGAATGAATACAATTCGAAGTAATAATAATATGATATCTCCACCAGAAAGATCATATGCCCTTACAAGAAGAAGTATGCCACCACAAAATGGTAATAGTATACCAATAAATACTCCTACACGAGGAGAACCAACAAATTTTCAAAAAGTTGGTGTCTTAACAAATAATTCTAATGATCCTGATAATGCACGTTTACCACTATTTGGAAGACCAAAATATCCTGGTTCAAATGATTATGATTATTACGTAATGGATGGTTCACGTAATGGTAATAAAATTGCGATTGATTCTAAAAAAGAATTAGATACTAATGATGAAATAGCAGTTCCAAGTTTCAATGGTTCATACAAAGTTAGTTTATATTCATATGATCAACCAAAATATATACCGTTTTAATTTAAATTAAAAAAAGAATATAATTTAGATATATATATATTTAGTTCAATGTCATCAATGGAAGAAGAAATGAAAAAGGCAAACAAAAAAAAGATGATGAAGCAAGCTAAACAACAACATAAATTAGCAGAAATGGAACAGGATTTTTTAAAAAGTAAAACTCTTGGTATATACAACTATATAATAGATATTGATAGAAATTCATTACTGACATATGGTTTTGTTCTAATTACAATTGTATTTTTAATATCTATGATAGATATTAAATTTAATTTTATTTTAGCAGTTGTAGTTGGTATTGGCGTAATATATTTTTTAAATGAGAAGAGGAGAGCAACCGAAAGTGGAGAAATGAGTCAGATAGAATTAAAATTAACACGAATATTTCCACCACCTGATTATTTTTATATGGATTCAGGTATAGTTGAATTAACATATGATATTCAAGAATTTAAAAAATATAATGAAAAAGCTTACGAAAATATGATTAAACATATTGATAACGTATTACATTTACGACTCGATATAGAAAGAGGGGTAAAACATTGTGAAGCAACAGTTGATATTGCAAAAGATGAAAGAGATGATGCTTTAAATAGTTTACATTCTATAATATATAAAACACCATCGAATCGTGAATTTGAAAGTAAATTAACAAAAGCATTAGAATCGCTACAATACATATTACAATTACATATAGATTTTATGATACAAAATTGTAATAATCGATATAAAAAATCAGGACCAAATATTAATAATAAAATGTTATACCAAGATGATCCGAAACCAATTGATAATAGAAAATGTAAAGACCAAAATTATTATGTTTATTATTAAATAATTTTCCAATATCTTTCATAATAATTCTTTTTAGAAGATTTTATATTATTTGAATATTTTTTAAAAAGATATTTTATTTTTTTTTCATCATTTGTTCCAAAACAGACTTGTAATTGACTTTTATACATTAAAATTAATTTTATTTTTTTTTCAAATATGTTTTCATTAAATTCGATAATTTGATTTTCATAATCAAATTTTTTGGGTAATTTATTATGTAAATACAAATGTAAAAAACAGAATGGTTTAGTTAAATTTTTTGAAATTCCTGATATTTTTTCTATAAAATTACAATTACTTTCAGAATCAAACCAAATATTTCTATTTCTCGATTCACGAACTAATCTATATTTTAAATTAGTATACAAAAATGAATATGGAATATCTTCATAAAAAAAAACATTGTATTTAGATTTTAAAATAATTCCAATATCATGTATTAATAAATGATCTGGATGAAAACCACTTCCCAATGGAAAATATAAAATTCCATTATCTTTTAATCCTTCTCCAACAAGTTTTATAATTTTTTTGGAATATTTTTCATAAAATTCAATATCTTGTGATAATAAATTTTTTTTTGAAGGAAATATTATCATATTTAATACATTCATTTTTATATGTCTATGTAAAATTTCTGGAAAATCTAAATAAACAAAATCAACTTTTATCTCTTTCATTGCATTTGTATCCTCTTTTCTTCTTGCCTTTAAACAAGATACCTTATTATATAAATTTTGGAGTGTATTTGTATTATTAGTAGATACTGGCTTGTCAGAACAAGATGTATTCAAATTAGTTTGGTTATGTGTAAATACAGTTATTATTAATATAGATTTATTTTTTTTTAAATTTTGATATAAACTACCTGATGCTGAAAAAACTACATCGTCCATATGAGGTGACACATAAATACAATCATATTTTTTAACCATGATGAATTAAACTATAACTATACTTATAATCTATATATAATTATTTATCCAAAAAATAAAAAAATAAAAATAGCAAGAACCGCTAGAAACATACCAAGATATAAGATGCGATTTTCTTTTAAAAATACTTGTAATATAGAATCAATACTATCATATGTTTCACCACGAGTTAAATCATTTAATGTTAATAATATAGAACTTGCTATATTTTGTAATAAAACTTTTACTGGTTGATCAAATAAACTTTTTTCTTCTTTTTTTTCTTGAGACATTACCTTTATAATAAATTTATAGAAAATTAATTTTTATATAATATAGTTTATTATTTAAATAATATACAATTTTAACAATCTTTGCAAACAGCCCCCTCTAAAGATTTTAACCATTCTTGCATTGATATTTGAAGTTTTAAACTTATGCTCGGAAAACTTTTTATACTTGCATCTTCATTTGTATCAATATCACCATTTGATGATTTAATATCTAAACCCTGATTTTGCTTATTATTTTCCTTTCTTTTAGAAGAAAGTTCTGGATAAAGAATATTTTGTAACTGACGTGTAATTGGCGATACATCGGATGAATAATTACCACAACAAATTGATGAACTATTAAATGATTCCGAAAAACACTTTTGACAAATTGTTTTGTCGTTTAATAAAAACCAAACATGATTGGTATTGTGTGTTCTACATACATTTTGACAATATTGTGAATCAGTTTGGATAACGTAATATCTTTTCTTTTTGGGACCACATTGAAAAATATCTTTAATATTTTGATCCTTATATTCATTATGATCGCTGAACAGACTTTTTATAAATTTATTAATAGATACAAATTCTGTAGAATCATGACTCAAAGTTACTTTCCTTTTTAGACCCTTTTTTGTACCCATCATATCTGAAAATGACATTATCTTTTTCTTCTTCTTTTTCCGTTTAGCTGATGGTTTTTCAGAATGTTCTATTAATTTAGTTGCATCAAACCATTTTGGATAATCTTGTTTTGTTAATCTTTTAATATTTCTTTTTGTATCGAACGTCCGGATTGATGTTTGTTTTAACATCTCAAAATTATCATTTTTTAAAATATCCAATTCATCCTTTAAAACTTTTCCATTACCATCTAAAACTAAACTTGGCATATATATTCTTCCATTTCCTTCTAACTTTTTACCTTCTCCATAACAGACTTCGCAATATTCAACTTTATCTTTCTTCCCTTTACATAAAGGACATTTCACTTTTTTTGAAGAACCTTTCATTCGTAATCCCGAAGAACTATAAACAGCATAATCAATTACTTCTTCCCAAGGATTATGACTTGGTCGTAATGTATGATGTTGTGATAAATATTGAATAATTACACTTCTTAAATATTTAGCATGTAAAACATCTACATATACATTTGGCCAAATTATATGAATACCTGTCTTTTTCAATTTATATCCTTGATCAGAAACTGTTTTATATTCTCCTGTTGTACAAACTATGATTTTACGCTCATATACACTTAAATCATTTCTTAAAAATAATTCTAAACCAATTTGAATTTTTTTTGCTATTATTTCTATATCATCATTAGTTAATGGCTGTTCATCAATATAATCTATATCTGTTAGAAAACGAAATATTTCCGTTCTATTTTCCGAAATACAATTTCTATTACCTTGACAAATATCCATTGATAATACATTGTAAAAATCTGTATATAATTCTCTTGGAATATGAAGTTTGCCGCCATCTAATAGTAAATGTGTATATTCTTTGTCTTGACCTCTTTTAACAAAACATTTATTTTTAAAAAGCCATGTTTTCAAATGTGTTCTTCTTCCATAACTCATAATTTAATTCCAAATTATTATATATGATTATAATAATTTACATTTAATTATTTAAATAATATTATTATATAAATGATTAAATCCAAATATTATCTATAATAACAATTTAAAATACAATTTTTTTTTTGGTTTATATATTTTAAGTCCTAAATTTAAATATGAATTATAATTCAAATTTATACATAACGATCTAAAGAATACTTCGAATTAAATGGCATTTCATTATATCGACACCATTGAATCGCATTACGATTTTGTATCATTTCATAAAAACTAAAAATATCAGAATTAGATTCCATATCACCAATTCTTTCATTTCTATCCATATCTCGTATTAAACTTAATATATCACTAATATTATCTATTTGAGATGGAATAAATTTATTATTATGATATTCAATTTGTAATTTAATATCATTATTACAATATTCATTTCTAAATATTGACGAAACAAATGATCCCTTTTTCGTTTTTTTATATTTACCATCATTTAATACTGATTTATAGCGAATCGCATTATTTGATACCGATAAAGATGTTTTATGCAATTTACTTAATTCTTTTTTTGTTATACCTTTAAAGCCTAAACAAACAACATATCTCTCTGAATTTGCTGGACGACTTGTTAAAGGTTTGGTTATAAAAACCTCTTTATAATAAATTGATAAAAGAGCAAATAATTGACATGTTGGTAAAGTAAACATATCATAAATTTTTAAAATAAAACATCCACCTTTCTTTTGAATAGATAAAGCACAAATAGCTTCATTATAAAATAATGGAAAATGTAATTGTTCTTTAAAATTTTCATCCTCTACTGATATTGAATATCCACCATCAGCCGTAACAATATCTACTTTTTGATCCCCCTCAGTAACATAATTACAAAAATATTCCAAAACTTCGTAATTCATTAAATCCCCATCATGATTTTTATCTTCATCACCATATGTTAAAATAACTTTATCATTTTGAAAAAACTTGTTATTCCATTTAGTTATATTTTGAGTACCATCACGCAAAGTAATTCCATATATTTTTGTTGGTTTATTACAACGATATTCTAAAATACTTTGTAAAAAACCACCTGGACCTTCTGCTAAAGTTACACAAGTTAAGGGATCATTACTGCAAATATTCATTTTTTTTCCATATATTCTCATAATTTCCCACAATTTAAAAAATGAACGACTATAAACATCTTGATACATTGGAATTTTTGTTTGGTTCATTTCATCCAATACTGAATATTTCATATTATATGGAATTCGTTTTAAATAAGGGTGCTTATCACATATATATTCATAATCATTTGTTAAATTACGACAAAAATACCATTTTTTTGAATCAATTTGGTCTATCTGACTTTTTATTTTTATTAAATCGTTATATAAATCACTATTCATTATAGGAACTAATGGTTCTTCGGAATAAGAGATTTCACACGAAATCTTAATTTTTTTTTTTTTCAATTCACTCATATTTATTAAAATATAAAATATTAGTTTTATTAATCATATTAATTTTCAATTTTAATGAATTTTTTTTTATATACTAATTATATATAAAACAAATGGTTGCTTCTCATATTCTTAACTTTTTACGTGTTGACGATAGCAAAACAATACTTCTTAATTTATGTACAGCAATTGGAGCATGGGGTGGATTTCCAGATGCTCCAGCTATTTTCACTAGAACTGTAGATACATACCCAATGCTCAAATGGGTTCTCTTATGTGTTCTTATCTTTCAAGGTGGTGGCGAACAAGATTTTCAACTTGCTGTTGAACTTACAGTTATCATCTATTTCATTTATAATATCCTTGAATCATATGAACAAAGCAAACAAGAATTATTTTAATTGAAAATTTAAAAACATATATTTTTACAATTTATTATAAAATATAAATTAATTTATATTTTATAATAAATGAAATACTTATAAAATATAGTGAAATAACTACTATCAGTCCAATTCCTTGCGGATTGCTAATCATAAGTTACACATTAGAAATAGAAATTCCGAAGATTTAATTTACTAGATAAAAACATTATTTTAAATATTTATTGATATAAATTATAATATATAGCATATTTTAAAAAATTTTTTTTTTCATTAAATACAATATAATAATATATAAAATTTATATTTACTAAATTAAGATTAGGAGTATTGATTTAGTTAATATAAATAATTTTCTAAATATAATATATTTATCATTTGCCGATGTCTAATGAATTTAAAGATAATCGTGAGAAATCCCCAAATTCTCGATATGTTAAATTAAATCAGGATAAAATAGGACAAGGGGGTCAAAAAAAGGTATTTAAAGCATATGATACGATAAAAGGAATTGAAGTAGCATGGAATGAAATCGATGTTTCACCATTTGATTCAAAGATACAAGAACAAATTTATAAAGAAATTGAAATTCTACAAAAATGTAATAATCAATGTGTATATATCATTAAACTATATCATAATTGGATAGATAATTCAAGAGAAAAGATTATATTTATTACTGAAATAGCAACATCTGGAAGTTTAAGAGAATTTGTAAATAAAGTTAAAAATATTAAATTACGAATTATTAAAAAATGGACGAAACAAATTCTATATGGAATTAAATTTTTACATGATAATGATATCATTCATAGAGATATAAAATGCGATAATATATTTATTAATGGTAACACTGGAAATATTATTATTGGAGATTTTGGATTAGCAAAAAATATGGAAAATAATATTACTAAAACAATACTTGGAACTCCCGAATTTATGGCACCAGAAATATATAATGAATGTTATGATAAACGAATTGATATTTATTCATTTGGAATGGCTTTACTTGAAATTACTTCAGGAAAAACACCATATTCGGAATGCGATACAATCCCTAAAATTTGGAAAAAGGTTATCAATGGTATTAAACCAAAAATTATATCAAGAATAAAACATAAAAAATTAAAAGATATTATTGAAAAATGTATATGTAATAATTCAAACAGAATTACTATCGATGAATTACTTCAAAATGAATTTCTTAATAGTACTGAAGATGATGATATTGAATCATTTTTATATGATAAAGATGAAATTATCAAAAAAAAAAAAAATATAACCAGAAATGAAAAAAAAATAATTCATGATGCAGAACTAGAGGCTCAAAAAATTATTAAAAAAGCTAGAAAAAAAGCAAATAAAATTATTAAAAAAGCAAAAATAATTGCAACTACATCTTCTGATGAAATAAATCAAAATGATGACCCCAAAAAATATAAAATTATTCAAACAAATCATAAAACTTCCAGTAAAAAAAACACAGAACAAAATATTGAAAAACTTATTGAAAAATCAATCAATAGTATAAGTAGTAATAAAATTGTTATTTAATTACAAATATAATTTTGATAAATCTATATACGCTTTTGATATTCCGGTAATAAATAATTTACTATTTTTTCATGACCAACCTGAATTGTTGGATCTATATATATTTTAAAACCTTTTTTTAATACCGTTTGACACCAACCAACATCCTCAGAAGCAAATTCCTTTATAGGTTGCCCATTTTCGGTTTCACCAAATGTTTCCCAAATAGGACGAAACCAAGGATATTCTAATGATTCAAAAACACCTTTCTTTACTAAAATCCATCCAAAACCAGTATACTCCACATTCATTAATTTATTTGGATTTTCTTTAATCCATTTATTTACAATATCTGGTGTTAAAAATTCAAAATATCCATTCTTTTTATAAAAATCTTTATCCCATTTTGGAACAGTAGCATATCTAGTACCACCATCCATAAGATACAAACCACTCACAATATCCTTATTTGCTGCTAATAATTTTTCAAAATCTTCAACAGAAAATACCTGGTCACTATCTATCCACATCAAATAATCATAATTTAATTGACCACCAAATGGATTTTGCTTGACACCCATTTGAACATTCCCCCCTAAACACTTATTTCTTACATAATAAACATTACTATCTGTTCTATTTGACACAATTAATTGAATTTGATGAGTCGCACAATATTGAACTATTCGTGTCCACCCCAATAAAAATTTATTAGAAAATGGACTACCCGGTAAACAAAATACAACAGTTATTGGTTTTCCCAAAGGATTAACTATTATTTTTGTATTTTTCCGAATTGCCCGTCTATTTTTACGCATATTACCTAATTTTAAAGGTTTATCTAATTTAATTTTAAAATCTGGATTAAACATATTATATTATTTTATATAATATTATATGTTTATTCATAATTAAACATATTCTTAACATATATTAAAAAAGTCTTTTTCTTTTTCTTTTTTATATCTCTTTAATTCATGAACTGCTTTTACAGCACTGAATAGTGACACATAAATATATTCATACATCCCTTTATTACTATTATTGCGAAAATCATCTATAAATCCCAAATTTGAATAAATTCTTGTTGGAGAATATTTTACTAACATAAAAATTAAGGCAGTTATTAAATCATCAGCTGTTAAATCTGGACATTCCTTCCCTATTATATTCACTAAATGGACAATCGATTTCAATTTCTTACCAGGTGTATGCGATTGTTCAAAATGTTTCAAAAACATTTTATATTTTTTACTAACTGGTAGTTTATTACGAATATTCCTTATATCTTTTGGTAAATGTCGTCTTATTTTAATACACTTTTTATAAAATTTCTCATCCTCTTCGTAAAATTTATCATAATACGCATAAATTACATTATTATATACATTTGTAAATACATAATTTTCAATTGTATTAAAACATACCTCCCTATCCTCACTATCCATATATTTAAAAACATGCCCAAATGTTTTACATAAATATTTTGAATAATTCTGAGCATCCTTTATTGTCATTAAATTATTGTAATTTTTTTCTATAAATAATACCCTACGCTCTTTGTAAAATTCCATTAACTTTAAATTTAATTTACCTAAACTATTATCACTATCTGACTTTAAAACCTGTTTTATATATCTCCTTATATCTTTTTTAAAACATACCGGTAATACAAAAATTGGACAATTATCACTTTTTATAAAATCACTATAAAATTTACGCCATTTTTCATTATCCTTTCGTTCGGATATTACCATATTAAGATATATCGCTTGTTCAGTTAATCGTCTTGATATATCTCCTACAACTAAACCAGTGGCACTAGCACTTGCTATAACTGAACCAAGTCCAAATTTTGTAGCAATTAAACCTGTAGATATAGTCGGACCTAAAATTGGACCAGCTATAACCGCACCAATTATACTTCCAGCAACTGGAACACCAATCTTTATTAAATCATAACTATTATTATTCAGCTTTTCTTCTTCGATTTCTTCCATTAATTTATATTCATTATTCATATTGTGTGTTACTTAAAATATATATTTTTAATTTTAAATAAGAATATTTAATATAAAAAATATATCTTTTTATTTTTATTTATTAATGACAACGACTACCAGGAACATATAAATATGGAGGACGAATACATTTAGATTCTCTTGGTTTTGAATTATCATGAGGATGACCAGGATGAAAATACTCCTTTATTTTATAACATAGAATGATAATTATGATAAAAATTATTAGGTAAATATATTTATTTATTTTTTTTAAAATTTCTTGATACATATATTCAGTATATATTATATCTATATAAAATTGAAAATTTTATTATTTTTTAACAAATTATATTACAATGATTAATTGTCCGATATGTTTAGAAAATTCTAAATCCTTTGTAACATTCGAATGTAAACATAATCTATGTTTACATTGTTTCCAACAATGTATTTCACACAATTTAGTTAAATGCTCAATGTGTAGAAAAGATATACCAGAAATTAATAATTTTCTAAAATATATAAACAATTTAAAAACTCAAATTGAAGATTTAGAAGATAGATTAGAAGAATTATGGGCACAAATCAATTAATTACAAATCACCAGCAATTTTTAATAAATATTTATCAACATCTCCTGCCATATTTGGACACATAGCAGACACTTTCTTTGATGACTTATCTTGAATATCTGTAACTTTCTTAGCAAATTTATGTATATCTACATTCATTATTGCTTTAATATCATTATCACTAGATATATCTCGTAGAGCAAAAAGATAAGCTGCACCATAATTAGAGTGTAAAAGAGCAATAAGCGGATTCTTATCTTGTTCTGCTGCTGCTGTATAACGAGCAGATTGTCGTAATAATGTCTTTACAGCATTAATTTTAAATTTATCTTCCAAATTAGGTGGTGTATTTTGCCACATTTCAATATCTTTTAAATTTGCCATTATTTTTATAATATATTAAAACATAATAAGTTAAGTATTTACTATATTTAATATTTATTATTAACATGGTATCATCTAATATACTTATTATTGGCTCTGGAGCAAGAGAACACTCTGTTGCCCTTAAACTTGCTGAATCTAAATGTACTTTATACTGTATATCTACTTTCAAAAATCCCGCATTATTTAAATTATGTAAAGATTATTTTGTTATATCTAATTTAAACAATAGTGAAATTATTAACACATGTATTAATAATAATATTGATATGGCATTTGTTGGTCCTGAAAAACCATTGTCTAATGGTATTGCTGATGAATTAAAAAAAAAAAATATTAAATGTATTGGACCTACTAAAAATTTTGCTAAAATTGAATGGAGTAAAACATTTACAAGAAATCTTATGAATAAATTTAATATGACTCAATATATGCCAGAATTTCACCCATACAAAGACGAAACATATAAAACATTTATTCAAAAATGGACAAAACAATTCGTTATTAAAATAGATGGATTAAAAGGTGGGAAAGGTGTATTTGTGTCAGGTGATCATTTTAATACTGATGAAGAAGGTATTGAAATTTGTCAAAAACTTATTCAAAATAATGAACAATTTCTACTTGAAGAAAAATTAGTAGGTGAAGAATTTTCCCTTATGAGTTTTTGTGATGGCGTTACTCTAAAACATATGCCACCCGTCCAAGATTATAAAAGAGCATATGCTAATGATAAAGGACCAAATACAGGAGGAATGGGAACTGTATCTGGAAAATTAGATTTTCTCCAAAAAAATGATATTACTATCGCACAAACAATTAATACTGAAATTTTACACGCTCTTAATCTTGAAATTCAAGATAATTATGGATATAAGGGAATATTATATGGTAGCTTTATGAAAACGAATTCTGGAGAAATAAAAGTTATTGAATATAATTGTCGTTTTGGTGACCCAGAATCAATTAACGTATTAAGTTTATTAAAAACATCATTATTTGATATATTTGATTGTATTATTAATAAAACTCTTTCCGAAATAGATATTCAATTTGATAATCTTTGTACTATTTGTAAATATTTAGTTCCAGAAGGATATCCTAATAAACCGGTTAAAAATCAAAAATTTACTATTAATAATTCAATTGATTATAACACTTTACGATTCGCAAGTGTTGATTGGAACAATAATGAATATATTGAAAAGGGATCTAGAACTATTGCAGTTATTGGTAAAGCAGATTCATTTGAAGAAGCAAACGAGATTGTTGAAAAAAATATATCACTTATATCTGGACCATTATTCTATCGTAAAGATATTGGACATAAATTTTATAAAAAACAAATATCATACAAAGATTCAGGAGTTGATATCAATAAAGCAAACACTATTGTATCAAATATTGGGAAACATGTTAAAATGACTTATAATGAACATGTTACTAGTAAATTTGGCTCCTTTGGAAGTTGTTTTCAAGTTGATAATACTACTTTAGTTTCATCTACTGATGGAGTTGGTACAAAATCAATACTAATTGAGCAATTACTTGGAGAAAAGGGTTTAATCAATCTAGGACAAGATATTGTTAATCATTGTGTTAATGACATTTTAGTACAAGGAGCAAAACCATTATTCTTTCTTGATTATTTCGCTGCAGGAAAATTAAAACCAAAATATGTTGAAAATTTTGTTATGGGAGCAGCATTAGCATGTAAAGATGTTAATTGTGTATTAATTGGAGGAGAAACCGCAGAAATGCCTGGTGTATATAATGTTGATAGTTTTGACATTGTTGGAACTATTGTAGGAATGATTGATGAACATGGAATGATTGATGGGAAAAATGATGTTAAAGAAGGTAATCATATTTTAGCACTTGAATCAAATGGGGCACATACAAATGGATATTCTCTCATTCGTAAAATTTTTGAAATTTCAAAACCACCTCAAAATATTTTAGAAGATGCTTGTAAAATTCATAAATGTTATTATAAAGATGTAAAAAAAATTAGAGATGAAAATATTAAAATTAATGCTTTATGTCATATTACTGGTGGAGGTCTTATTGACAATCCTGTTAGAGTTTTACCTTCACATCTAGGAATTAATTTTAATAAAAATACTTGGAAATTACCTGATTTATTCCAATATATACAAGATACTGGAAATATTAATGACACAGAAATGTATAAAACATTTAATTGTGGAATTGGTTTATTAATCATTGTATCTCCAAATATTTCTAAACAAATTATTGAGTTATTTCCTGAAAATTATTGCTTCCAAATTGGAGAAGTTATTAAAACAAATACTGAACCACGAATTAACTTTATTACAACTTAGAAACTTTCTATATTTACTATATTTTTATCTAAAAAATAAATAATTATTTAAATAACTTTTATATATTTAATTAATTAAGTATTTCAACTTAATTTAAAAACATAGTAAAATTTAACTTATGTCTTATAAACCTTCCATAATTGTATTAATTTCCGGAAACGGAACTAATTTACAAGCTATTATTGATTCTGTTAACAATAATAGCTTATATGCAAATGTAGTTGCTGTTGTCTCTCATAAAGAATGTAATGGATTACAAAGAGCTGAAAAAGCAAATATTCCATCTGTATTACTTACAACTAATAATGAAGAAAGACATGTTTATGATACTCGTCTTGCAAAATTAGTTAAAACATATAATCCTGATATTGTTGTATTAGCAGGGTGGATGAGAATTTTAACAAATAATTTTATATCACAATTTGACAATATTATTAATTTACATCCGGCATTACCTAAAACTTTTGTTGGAACTAATTGTATTGAAAAAGCATATAACGCATTTCAATCTGGAAAAATTAAATATACTGGTGTTATGGTACATCACGTTATCGAAGAGGTTGATGGGGGAAAAGTTATCGCAACTTCAAAAGTTCCTATTCACCCAAATGATAGTTTAAAAGATTTATCGGATAGATTAAGATCTATTGAAAAGGGTGTTCTTCTTCAAGGAATACAATCTTGTATTTCAGAAATTATATCTCAAAATATTGATAATAGATTGAAAAGCGTAATTAATGGAAAAGTTAGAGATTATTATGATATCGGTTATGACCTTATGCTATTTAATCATAGTGATAGACAAAGTGCTTTTGATAGACAAATTTGTAATATTCCTGGAAAAGGTAAGTTATTAAATTATATTAGTTGCTGGTGGATGAATCAAACACAACATATTATTCCAAATCATATTAAATATTATAATGACCATATTTTGATAGCACAAAAAACTACCCCATTTAAAATAGAAGTAGTTATCAGAGGTTATATCACAGGGTCTACAAAAACAAGCTTATGGACACATTATAACAAGGGAAGTCGCGAATATTGTGGTATTTCTTTTCCAGATGGATTAGTAAAAAATCAAAAATTAGATGAACCTGTTATTACGCCTACTACAAAAGGTGAAGTTGATATTCCAGTATCAAGACAACAAATTGTTGATATGGGATATATGACTAAAAATGAAGTTGATTTTGTATTTGAAAGAGCAATGAACTTGTTTAAATATGGACAACGTAAAGCAAGTGAAAGAGGTTTAATTTTAGTTGATACTAAAATGGAATTTGGGAAAAAAGATGATGGTTCTATTATACTTATTGATGAACTATTTACTTGTGATTCCAGTCGTTTTTGGATGCAAGATACTTATCAACAAAGATTTGATAACGGACAAGAACCACAACGATTAGATAAAGATGCTGTTAGAAATTATATCAGAACTTTATGCGATCCATACAATGAACCTATTCCAGAAGTACCAGTTGATAAAATTCAAAGTGTTAAAAAATGTTATGAAAATCTATATGTCCAACTTTCAGAAGATAATATTTGTGATGATTTTTACAATTATAAATCAGAACAATATTATATTGATGATTATTTTAATAATTATCATGATGCTACTGCTGTAATTATTGCTGGTTCTACTAGTGATCAAAAACACGTTGATAAATTACAAAATGCTTTAAAATCTTCTCAAGTTTATTCTACTGCTTATGTTTCTTCGGCACATAAATCTACTAAAGATGTTTTAAGAATTATACAAAAATATCAAGATAGAAGAATCGTATGGATTACTGTTGCTGGCAGAAGTAATGCTTTATCTGGTGTTATTGCTGCAAATACTTCTAAACCAGTTATTGCTTGTCCACCTTTCAAGGACAAAATGGATATGTTTACTAATATCAATTCCACTTTACAAATGCCTTCTAAGGTTCCTGTTATGACAATTTTAGAACCGGGTAATGTAGCATTAGCTGTTAACAGAATATTCGCATTATAATTTTTTACTATATTTATATAATTAATATATCACCACCACCATCATTATTATCATCGTTATTGTCATCCCCATTTTCAAATATATTATAAGATTCTAATACATTAGAATTTTTCTCAAATTCTATCTTTTCTGGTAATAATTTTTGTATATCTGACGCAAATTTTGATATATGCTCTTGAACCATTTTACCATAATCATCTTTATCCTTATTATATAAACGTGCGGCATCTGTATTATAAGGATCACCAGCATTTGGATTACGTAATAAATCTGGAATAAATTCATTTAATATACTTAATAAATCATATACTGGAGACCAATCCTTACTTAAAAAATTTAAACAAATCGCACCAGCTTTTGATTCAACATTCGGATGATATATATAATTACAAAAAGATACAAGTGGTCCTTTATATGGATATTGGGGAGGAAAACGGATTCGTAGTTTCCAAATACCATTTCTATAATGCGAATCCTCTGGACCATGAAATATAACAAATATTTCATCTAAACTACCTGCTGAAAAATATAGTTGATAACCATTACTCATCAACTTTTTTACATCCAGCATAATTCTACGATTATGAACATTAAAACCTGACATAATTCTCTTCGTATAAATTAAGTAAATAAATAAATTTGTGTATAAAAATAAAAATTAGTTAAATATAAATTATTTTTCATATAAAAATTGACAAATAATTTATATTATAAAAGATGAATGTTTATATTATTAAATGTCAAAATACAAATTTTTATAAAATTGGTGTATCTGATTATATCGAAGATAGATTAAAAAATTTACAAACTGCAAATCCAACAAAATTAATATTAATATCTGGTTTTATTTGTAAAGAACGATTCAAATTAGAAAAAATTATTCATAAAGAATATGAAGATAAAAGAAAAATTGGCGAATGGTTTGAAATTAATGATATACCAAAATTAGAAAAATTTATACGTAATCAAGCATTTATTCTAAATAATGCTTATTATACTTGTGTATATTGTGAATTTAGAACAATATACAAAACAACTTTCGAATTACATACAGAAAAATGTAAGAAATGTAAGAAATGTACCGAAATTGATACTACTGAAATTGATACTACCGAAATTGATACTACAGAAATTGATACTACAGAAATTGAAGATAAAGGAAAACCATTTGAATGTCCTAATTGTCATCGTATTTTTACACGACTTTATAACTTAGAAAGGCACTTAAAAAAAAAAAATAAATGTATAAAAGTTGAAAAAATAGAAGAAAAAAAAGAAGAAGGTGTTAAAAAAAAAGAAGGTGTTAAAAAATTTGAATGTAATTATTGTAATAAATCGTATAAACAAAAATGTCATCTAACACGACATCTAAAAACTTGTAAAATAAAAAAGGAAAAACAAAAACAAGAAGAAATACAAAAAGAGAAAGAAGAAATAGTACTAAGACAAAAATTAGTAAAAGAATTGAATATAAATTATAATAAATTATTAAAAAAAACAGAAGTAAAAGAAGAAGAAATAAAACAAGCATTATTAGAATTGGAAACCGAAAAAATGAAACTAATAAGAAAGATTAGAGACAGAGTTTCAAGGATAGAAAAATAAGAGTTTTAATATTTTTAAGACTGCCCAGTCAACGCCCACAGTTTTTGACTCGAAAGTCGTGATTTGGGCGTTGACTGAAACCGACTTAAAAAAGCCCCTTTTTGACCCCTCTCTATTCAAAAAGTAAGACTGATCAGTATAGTCCCAAATGCAACAAAATAAAACTTTTTCTAGAAAAATTTATAATAAAAAAAAAAAACTTTTTTTTTTATTTTTTTTTTTTTTTTGAAAATATAAAGTTTTTTTTTTTTTCGGCTCTCTCTCTCTCTATTTTTTTTTACTCAAAAAAAATAGAGTAAAGGTATTAAGACTGAGTAGTCATAAATAATAATTATTACAAATTATTATTATGATTGTTTGTTATCTTATATTTTTTGAAAAAAAAAAAAGAGTAAAAAAAAATTTAAGAGCAACCAAATTTTTTTGAGTAATTAAAAGAGTAAAAAATATATATAAGAATATATATATAATACTACCTATAAGATATGCCCAAATTTGAATGTAAACGCTGTCATCGTTCTTTTACTCGTAAGTATAATTTGGAAAGACACGAGGATAAAAAAAAACAATGTGAAGAAATCGAACATAATTCTATTCCAAATTATTCCAATATCTTCCAAAATCTTCCAATACTCAAAAAAAACATTCCAAAATCTTCCAAAATCTTCCAAAAAAAAGATGAATCATCTAATACGAATAATAATAGATATACTTGTGATTTTTGTGATAGAAATTATAAGCAAAAATTTAATTTGAACAAACATTTAAAAACTTGTAAAGAAAAAATAAAAACGGAAAAAAAAGAAGAAGAAGACAAAAAATTAGAAATTTTAAATGCCAAAATCAAATTATTAGAATTAAAAAAAGCATTAAACATAACAAATAATACAAATAATAATAATAGTACAAATAATACAAATAGTAATAATACTGTTAACATCAATAACAACATCATATTAAATGATTATGGTAAGGAAAATATAGATTTTTTGAAAGATCAAAAATATAAGAAACTAATATCTGGAATATTGAAACATGGCATAAACGGAATGCAAAAATATATTTCATATAAATATTGTAATCCCAATCAACCCGAAAATATGACAATAAAATATACAAATCAGCGGTCAAATAAATTAAAAGTTCGCAAAAATAATAAATGGAAAACCTGTGATAAAAGAGATGTATTGGAAGAATTATATGATAGAGATAAAAATGTAGAAGAAGTTTTGAATGTATATGAACATGTAAATGATTTAGATGAAACGGAACAAATGGATAAAATTCAAATTAGTTTTCTAAATATGGTTGATAATATATATGATGATGATGAAGAACAAAATGATATATTAGATAAAGCAAAAAGTAGTACTTTGGATGATTTATATAATTGTTATGCTGAAAATAAAGATATATATAAATAAAATAGATTATCAACATAAAAAATATAAATTATATTATTTATAATAACATGAACGATGATGAAATACGAAAAAGATTGGAAAGTTATCAGGCAGCATATACAAAAAATGATATAGACCAATCAGAATCAAGTTCCAGTACAGAAAGTGAAACAGATGATATTCCAGAGGAATTTATACATGTAGATGAATTATTATCATCATTGAATACTGCAGTAAATGATGATAAAGTAGATTTTTGTGTAAGTTATAATAATGATGATGATTTTCACATAATTAGTAAAACAGACGCATTTATTGGTGCTAATTGTATTTATCAGATTCGTATGGAAGTTAGTTTACCAAGATTACGAAAGAAAGGTAAATTAAATTTTTTCACATTAGATAAGGAAACGGATGATGAAAAAGAGATGTTTGAAATTCAGGCAAAGGAGAAATTATTAGTAATAAAATTTCCAGAGGAATTGAAATATAATTTAAGAGAATTTAAATTAAGAGAGAGAGAAATTATGTGTGTATTCAACTATATGAATTATTTTTAAAAAAGATTTTGCGAAAAGATTTAAATATACTTAAACTAGATTTGAACTGGACAGGATTTATTTTTTACTTTTTACTTTTTTTATTTCTGCTTTTCCATTTTTTAATTTTTTGCCAGAATATTTATATCCCTTTTTTAATTTTCCTGCTTTTCCTCCAGTTTGATGAATACCACTATGTTTTCTTATTTTCTTCAGTCCACTACTAAGTATTCTTTTCTTTAATTCATTACCTTTTTTTTTTTTTTGTCTCTTTTCTTCTTGTCTTTTATCGAATGGAATTGACCAATCTAACATGTCCTCTCTGCTTATTACAGGCTTTCGGTCTCTTAGATTCTTTACCATTTGCCACTCCGCATCCTGAGATGTAAACCCAGGATCCTTTAAGTCAACATATTCTCCATCCCCTTCTTCATTATTAAAAATAACTGCTTCTTTCGAACCAAAAGTTTTTTGTTTTCGAGAACTTGGTTGAATGACGTTAGATTTGATGAATTTTCTACTCATTGTTATATATATATATATATATAAAATATCTTACAAAATTATTAAAAAGAGAGAGAAATTATATATATATAAAATATCTTACAAAATTATTAAAAAGAGAGAGAAATTATGTGTGTATTCAACTATATGAATTATTTTTAAAAATTAAAAATTGAATTTTTAAAATAAATTATTAATTAATTAATAGTAATTTAATTTATTAATAATTTTCGAATAACTATCTTTATCTACAATGAGCAATAAATTTCGAATTGATATTGAAAATGTGGAGTTCAGGCAAAAAGGCAGTATTAAACCTGGTTATGGTAAATCTCCATTAAAATTTAAATTTAATGACGAAAAAATAATTAAATATCAAAAAAAAAGGTGGAAAAAAGCACCTGATATTTTAGATAATAATGATTTAACATATGAGAAACAAGAAAATTATTGCTATTATAACGACTATATTTCAAATGATGATACATATATGATAAATCCTTTAAATTGTTTAAAATTTAAATACCGACCAAAAATTAAAAAAGAAATTCCACCTAAAAATCGTTATGAGCGATATAAACCTGACTGGAAACCTCGGTATATGTATATTTAATTTGCTTGTTGGGGTTTTAATTCGGTAATTTTTTTTGAATCTACAGGACAATCAACTTGTTTTTTTTTATATCTGTAGCAAACGCCCGCATCATCTTTATATAAAACTTGTCCTACATTATCTGGAGTTGGATATTTTATAATAACTTTAGGTTTTGGGTGTGTTAAATAAGTATAAAGTATACCAATACAAAATGCAATAAAAAAATATTCTGGTATAATTCTCATATTATCCTATACTAATATGTTAAGTTTTTTTTTATTATAAAATAGTGATGTAATTATAAATAAAGCAAATTAAATATAAAATTAAAATTATAATATATAGTATAGCAATGAATTCAAATATATCCAATTCTGAAAGTAATATCAAGAAGATAAAAACAAAGGCATCTTCACCGAACCAGATTCCAGTTCCGGATAAAGAAGATAGCTTATCTATAATTAAAAGTTTAAGTGTAGACGGAGTTCTAGTAAACTTAAAAATTTTTAGTAAAATTAAAAAATACGATAAATTATGTTTTTCTGGAGAATCATTAGAAATAGATAATCGATATGCTGCCTTTGTCAGACGATGGTTAAGTAGTGACGACAGAGCAAAATCAATTGAATATATCAATGCTGTCATAAACAGAGCATTTATTATAGTCGATAAAACATATGATAGCGAACGAAATACACAAAACTCAACTATAGATAAATCACCATTTAAGGAAGAAAATTCTAATTTATTACAGAGATTTTCGATTGAATTAGGAAATACTGTAGTAGGTTTAGGTAATTTGAAATCAACTTATAAAGAAGATAGTTTAACAAAGTCTAAAATAGATTTAATCATAGATAAAATAAAGATACGGATAGAAAAAATAAATAAATTATTAAAAATCCATGTTTAATCGATAATTTTTTTAATATAAATTACTTAAGAATTTTATAATTAATTTTATAAAATATAAAATTGATTATAAATAATAATTATTAATTTCATATTAATATGAAGAAAAGTAGAATTGAAAAAACAATAGTAAAAATTTTTGATGATTATGAGGAAGGAAATTTACCAGATGAATATGAGGAATGGATTGAAAAATACATGCCAAAACAAAATAGGAAATTAGTTCCGGATAAACATCGTTGTATAGCAAACACTCATAGAAGAAATCGATGTGCGAAGAAGGTATATGAATCAAATAAATATTTATGTTTTCAGCATTGTCAAATATTTGACAAAAATAAGGTTTTACCTTTTGGATTTAATGATTCGGAAAAAGGAGAGGAATTAATAAAATCAACTAATTAATAATTTATTTTTCTACAGGTGCAGGTGGTAATTTAGAAGTAGTTGATAATTGTAAATATCCACCATTATCCAATGCTAATAAAGGGCATGGGGTACATACTTTTTGTGGAATACATTTTTTCATTTCAGGTAATGGAAGATTCCATTCCGATGGAGGAAGGAAACTATATCCATAGTTTGGATTAGCACGTGGTTTTTTATCTTTATAAGCTTTAATTTCTTTTTTGACAGCTTCAGTTTGTACTGCATCTACTATTTTTTGTTCTTGCATACTTAATCTGCTTCTTACCTGTTCGGTTGATACTGGGCGAGATTCTGAAGATTTTATAACACCTTTTGAATCAACACTAACTACAACTTTATTTTCTGGCTTAACATCTGCGAATGATTCCCATTTGTCATCTTCTTCTTCATCTTCTTCATCTTCTTCATCTTCTTCATCTTCTTCATCTTCTTCATCTTCTTCAAAAATATTATCTTCAAAAGTTTCAGTTAAAAAAGGTAAACATTTTTCGACAACAGTAAGAACACAACTAAGAACTACACCAATAAATAAAGCATCAACTATACTAATTTTTTTATAAAATTTATTGGTAATATAATATGCAATAAACGAAATAACAGCAATTTCTACTACAAATTTAAGAATATCAGTAATCATCTTTTATATTATTATAATAGATATAATATTTTATATAAAAAATTTTTTTTTGATATAAAATATTATAAAATTTAAAATATTAGTTTTTCTTAATAATTTTTTTTTGTTTTTTAATAACTTTTTTTTGTTTTTTAACAACTGGTGCTTTATTCTTTTTCTTTTTTGGTACAATATTTTTTTTAACTTTTTTCTTTTTTTGAACAACTTCCTTTTTCTTTTGGATAGCAGGTTTTTTTTTATTTGGTTTATTATTATTATTATTTTTATTATTATTTTTATTATTATTATTATTATTATTATTATTATTATTATTTTTATTATTATTATTATTATTATTTGGTTTTTTATTTGGTTTTTTATTTGGTTTATTATTATTATTATTATTTTTAATAAATTTAGCAAGAGATTCAGAATCTCTTGCACCATCATAATCTTTTGTTATCTTGCCAGAAGAATTCATAAATTTAATTGAAGGTATTCCCATAATACCAAAATTGTCAAAAATCATATTATTATTTTCATTATCTCCATGAACAGCCATAATTAAATGTTTGTTTTTAAGTTTTTTATTTGCTTTAACAACTTCTGGTACTATATTTCTACAATGTGGACACCAATATTGATAAAATATAATTAATCCACTTTTACCTTGATTAGTTACACATTTTTTAGTATTTAAATTGAAATCATCTATAGATAATTCCCGAACTCCATTTTTATCTTCTCCATATTCATTATTTGACATATTTTATGTATATTGTAATCAATAGAAAAAAATAATATAAATGTAGTCAATAATTGAATTATAGTTTTTTATTTAACATAACTACTAAAATGATAACTGTCATAAAAAAGGTTAAAACAAATATTGTACAAATTATATAGAGAAAAGGATACAATTGACTATGGATATATGACAATATTTGTGATACAAATGGTTCAATAATTTTTTGTTTGATTTGATGTTCATTATTATTAAATTCATTTATACATTTTTGAATTATACTTTGTGTTAAATTGCCAACTAACGACGTCATTTATAAAAATATAATATATTTTTTTTACATTTTATCTTTTGGAGCTTGATCTTCAAACATACCTTTAAAAATAGCATAAACACTTGTATTAGATGCTTGTTCTTCTTCAAGAGTTCGAGGTATAAATTTATATTTTGTCTTTTGTAAAGGGCATTCAGAATTTGCTCTATAATATCCAATTATAGCCATAATAATTCCCATAAAAAAAAGTGATACAATTAAAAGCCTCATATTATATTAATAACGATATAATTTTTTTTTTCATAATACAAAATGTGTAAGTTTTATTATTATTTTAATAATAATTTTAACTTATATAATAATAATGAAATATCAAAAGATTGAAGAGTATATAAATATTGTTAAATTTAATTTAGACAATCATGATGAAATTGAAGAAAAAATGACAAGAAATTATAATTTTTTCAATAATTTTATGAAAAAAATAAGTAAACATTTTTCACAATTAGAATTAGAAGATAATGCTGAAATTGATGATATAATATCTTCGATTGAAGTTATCGAAAATAAAATTAATAAAGAGATTATAAAATCTGATTCTGAATACAAAAAATATATGGAAAAAAAAAATGAAGAAGAAGAAGAAACTGACAGTAAAAGAATAATAATTGATACTGAAAAAACAAATGTAGGATTTAGTGATATATCAATTTTAGCAAATAAAAATCATTTGAAAAGAAAGAAAAAAAGTTCCAGACACGGATACTTTGATTAAATAGATAATAATTAATATATAAAAATTGAAATTGTTTATATTATATTATAATATAGTATTTAAAATGTCTGAAATTAATTTTAATAATATACAAAAAAATAGCGATAATGAAGAAGATTATGATAATTATGTTGAAGATATTGTTGAAGAAATAGATGAAGATATGAACGGAGATGGCGACGACGAACAACGAGATATAGATTATAACGATGACGATGTAAATGATATAAATGATGATGACGATAATAATAATGAAAAAAAAGACGATGATGATGATGATGAAGACGATGATGTTGTAGATGAAGATGTAGAAGATGACGAAGAAGAAGATGAAGAACCAAGTACAAATAAAAAAGATGATTCATTATTAAAATCTGAAGGAAAGGTTGGGGGATCATCAAAAGAAATGACTTTAATTGGCGATTATCGTAAATATAAACATTTAAAAACATTGTCTTGTTCTACAAAAATAACTCGTCCAATTTTAACAAAATATGAAAAAACTTCAATTCTTGGACAAAGAGCACAACAAATTTTAAATGGTTCAAATATTTTAGTAGATATAAAAACCTTAAAAGTTAAAAATCCTTTGGAAATTGCGAGAAAAGAATTAAAAGAAGGTTTAATTCCCTTTATCGTTCGTAGACCTTTACCAAATGGTACATACGAAGATTGGAAAGTTTCAGACTTAAAAGATATTAATTTCTAAATTTTTCGTAATATTTCTTCCCAATTATTTTTATATTTAATCCCCTTAACATCAAGATTATCAATCCAAATATATCTTCCCCCACGTGGTTTATCTGTTAAAAGAGCGTGATATTTAAATTTATGTTTTTTAAGCCATTGTTCAGTAACTTCTCTATGTTTTGTTAGCCTAGCAGTAAAAAAAGTTATATGATGTCCTGCATCATATAATTTATTTACAGATTCTACTGCGTTATCAAGAACTTTAGCATCAGCAAATCTATAATCTTCGGCATTTGGAATATCTTCTGAGACTGTTCCATCTATGTCTATTAAAATGTTCATATATATGTTTTAATTTATAAATATATATATGAACTTTTTTTTATATCTAATTTTATGAAGTTGGTATTATTAATTTTAATATATCACCATTAAATTTATACTTTAATTTAATTTTTTCCCATTGTTTAATAATTTGTTTAACTGACCCAATCATTTCAGGAAATCCATCTTCAATATATCTAAATGATAAATTGGTATACAGATTTTTTTCTTTTTTAAAATTATCACTACAATCATCTAATTCAATTCTATCTAAACTAAATTTCTCAGCAATAATACAACTTATAATAATAAGTAATGAAGCATATCCTTTATTTCGTTGATTTAAAGATGTATGTATTCCCAAAATCCCAACTTTTTTTTCATTAAAATCCCATATAGTATCAAGTAATGAAAGTAAATTGAGTTTTTTATTATTAATAAGACTATTCAATTCATTTATTGGAATAGTCTTATTATGTAGAAAATATATATATGAATATAAACCATCATTATTATCGCTAATAATTTCTTTTTGGATAACAAATAATGTTAATCCATCCACAATATTGTGGATTTTTCGAAAATATCTATAATTATTATTTAATAAATTCATTTTATTATATTGGAATATCATCAATTCTTTTTTTTAATTTTTCTAAAAACGGCTCTTCTGGATTCCATTCTTCCCATTTTTTATCAATACTATTAATTTCAACGCATATATCACAGGTACAATTATTTTTGGTAAATTCCTCGACATCACCTTCTTCCTCCTCCTCTTCTTCCTCCTCTTCTTCCTCCTCTTCTTCCCCCTCTTCCTCCTCTTCTTCTGCTAAGATTTGTGAAGTTATATTAATTTGTTCTTGAATATTGGGTCTATCTATAAATTTAAATACTTCATATTTTAGTGCTAAATTAATATCTCCACAAGTAACTCCATTACGAATACTGTGTTCAACGTATAAAAATGAAGTTTGTATAGCATTACTTGTAAAAACTAATATCATTGCTTCAATATTTCTTAAGTGTTCTTCAGTCAATTCTCTTTGTTCATCCCCAGTAATACTGTAGCCTGTTTTCATAAAAGAATAATCGTTATTATTACTCATGATTATATAATATATATGTTTATATTTTAATTTTTATATATAAATATATATATTAAATTGTTATCAAAGTATTATTATTTACTGATTTTATATTTGAAAAATATTCAAATTAGCAATACATATTCTTGTAAAATTCATCTTTATTATAATCTTCACATAAATCAATAAATATTTTAATATTTTTTAAAATATCATCTGATTCTAAATTATCAAAAAAGTATTTTTGTAAAACTGATGTTGTTGTTTTATATTTTTTTATACGTTTATAAAATCTTTTAAAATCATTTAATTTATTTGGGAAAAAAAATTCATACATTTTTTCAATTTGATTTTCTGTCGCGAAATCAAAATGAAGTTTAAAATCTATTCTTCCTGGACGTATTAATGCTTTATCTAATTTTAAAAGATAATTAGTTGTCATAAATGTAATTAATCCTGAATTACGAGCTAATCCGTCAAGGGTATTTAATATACCACTAAAGGAAACACTACTTTTGTTTTCACGTGTCGATTGTCTATTAATAAATAACGAATCAATATCTTCTAGAACAAGAATAAAATTTTTAGGTAAATTACTTATTGCGTTCATAAAAACACTATCCGTAATATTTGGACCAAAGTTAACAATTGCTATGTCCATATTTAATTCTGATGCTACAGTTAAAATTAATGTTGTTTTTCCACAACCAGGAATACCTTCTAATAAATAATTTCTTTTATATGGAATTCCATATTTAATATATATATCTTTTCGCTTTTTAAATTCTGTAACATCATTCAAAATATCCTCTTTATCTTTTTTTGGTAAAAAAACAGAAGATTTATCTCGTTTTGGTAATTTAGTTAGAAATGACCAATATCCATTTTTCAAAACTTTACAAATAATTTTATCTTCTTTTTCTGGTTGGCTATGTTCTCTAGCATCGATTAAAAATTGTGTTAAAATTTCTTTTAAACCATAACAAATAATTTTAAGTAATGTAGGAAATTCAGCATAATGAGCTGTCCCAACTATATTATTTTCATATCGAGTATAAATAATTTCCATATCAGTATCTTTGTACTTTAATTTTGTAGTTCCAATTGGTAAATAATATTTAGCTTCATATTTATCATCATTTTTTACTAAATCACGTAATGTAAAATTATTACATTTTGCTAATACAGTTGCAAATTTTAAAACTTGCGATCCAAGTGTTCCAGTCATATCAATCTCTAATTCACATTTATTTCTAGTTTGATTTAAATTTTCCATAAATCAAATAATATATAATATAAAGATTTATATATTTAATTAAGTAGTAAGTATTTAATTAATATAGAAAATAGAATTTAATTATAATAGTAAAACTATAATTTCAATTAATGGAGAAAGACAATTTATTAATTAATGATATTGATAATATATTAGAGGATTATGATTTAAATAATATTTCATCTGATTTCAAACTTATTGATGAAATTATACAATCTGTTTTGGAAATTTTAGAACAATTTCATGAAAATTTAGATTATGGTAATATTTATAATAAAATATTAAGATGTATCGAAACAAAAAATCAATCAGATGATTATGAAAACATTGATGAAAACATTGATGATTTACAATTGATTGAAGTAAATGGTGAAACTTATGAAAATTTGGATTCAATGAGAAACGAATTATTGAAAACAGCTCAAGAAGTTGAGGATACTAAATCAGAATTTTTAAAACAACAATATGAACATTTATTAACAGTTTTTCAACCTGAACAAAGAAGTCCGGAATGGTATGAAATGAGAAAAGGTATGTGTACTGCTAGTGATATTTGTGCTATATTAGGAGAGGGAAAATACAAGACACGAAATGATATAATTTTAAAAAAATGTGGTAAAGGGAAGCCATTTACTGGAAATAAATATACACTTCATGGTCAAATTTATGAAGATGTAGCAATTGGTATTTATGAAAGTAGGCATAATTATATAAAAGTTTATGAATTTGGTTTAATTGCTCATCCAACTGTATCATGTTTAGGTGCGTCACCAGATGGTATTACACCAGAAGGAACTATGATAGAAATTAAGTGTCCTCCTAAACGTGTAATAACTGGTATAGTTCCTCATGAATATTGGTGTCAAATGCAAATTCAATTAGAAGTTTGTAATTTACAAGTTTGTCATTTTTTTGAATGTTTAATTATTCAATATAATACTAAAGAAGAGTATTTAGAAGATATTTATGATAAAAATAATGTAAATGATTTGAATATTATTTTACAAACTGATGAAATTCCTCAAAATTATATTACTGTTTTGGATGAAAGAAGAAGTTCAAATGGTTTAGAGAAGGGAGTAATTGGATCTGTTTTAGATAGAGAGAAAAATGAAAGAAAATATATATATCCTCCGATGAATTTAACAACAGATGATCAAGAAAAATACATAGATGATTTTATTGACAAAAAACCAGGTAAATTTTATGTACTTTATGGTAAATATATATATTGGAAATTAGAAAAAAGTTCAGAAAAACATATTAGAAGAGATACTAAATGGTTTGCTGAAGTATTACCTAGAATTAAAAGTTTTTGGGAGGAAGTAGAAGAAAGGAGAAAAAGAGGAGAACATAGTTGTGATGATTTATTAAAACCAAAAACAAAAAGGAAAATAAGAATGAAAAAAAAAAAATTAAACAAAATTGAAAGTGGTCGTTTATTAATTGATGAAAGTAGTGATGAAGAGGAAGATATTGTTTTATTAAATAATAAACCGATGGAAGAAATTATTTTAAATTCAAGATGTTTAATAATGTCGGATGATAGTGATTAATAATATTAATTTAAAATTGATTTTAAAAATTAAATATAACTAATAAAAATGAATTCGTATTATTCAAATTTATCAAAATTATATAAAATAACAAAAATTTTGTATACAAATCTATATGATAATGATAAAGATAATTCAAATTTTGATAAAATATGGAGTACTGTAAAAAGTATTTATCATGAATTATTTGAAAATGAGAATGAAAATGATACTAAATTTGACAAATTATGTAGAATTAATAGACTTTTATATATGGAATTACTTGTTGTTAATGAGGATAAAGACAGTAAAAATTATGCATATATTTATGAAAAAATCTATGATTATATTATTTGTATTTTATATAATTTAAAAGAACCAGAAGGAAAAAGATGGGATGCTTTGATACAAAATTTAAATGATATTTATGATAAAAATGATGAAAATAATAAAATTTTAATAGATGATATTAGATTTATTCAAAATGTTATGAAAATTTATAAAGTAAACGGAGTCTTACAAAGACTTTGTATGAAATGTATATCAAAAATTGCTATAAATATTGATAATTTTAAATTATTAGATGATAATGGAATTTTGAGAGATATTGAAATCGCATTATTTAGTGGTATTTATAATAAATGGGAAGATATTCAAATTCAAATTTATTATATATTTACAAATATTTCTCGAAATGAAGAAGGCCGAGAATATTTTAATGTTAATAGTATTAAAGAAATGAAAAGAATGGTATTAGAAAATATAGATTCGACGAATCTTTTAAATTCTATTTTTGTTTGTTTATCTAATTTATGTTTAAAAAATTCTTACAAAGATGAGATAGGAAAACATGAATTTTTATTAATTATTAAAAATATTTTTTCTAAAAATATTAATAATGATAAATTTATTTCATCAATTATTTTAATTTTCATAAATTTATGTTCAGAATTAGAATTAGATGAATTTACAGAAAAAATATGTATTACAGAATTTCCAGAAATTTTAATAAAATATATTTCACAATATTTATTAAGAATTATTCCATATGATGAGTTAATTATTACGAAATGTTTTCAATGTTTATTACGAATATCAAATTCTATATCATTTAAGCATCATTTTTTATCTGGGGGTGGAATTGAATTATTATATTTATTGAGAAATATGGATCATAATGATTTTATTTATCGTGATAAATTATTTACCTATATTGATGAATTACTTGATGAATTGAAAATAGATGGTGATTTAATTTTTGATGAAAATTATTCTTCATTACATATTGCATCTCAAAATGGAGATATAAAAACAATATATAAAATTTTAAAAAATACAAATATAGATATTAATATTCAAGATATAAATGGAAATACATCTCTACATATTGCTGTTCAATACAATAGAAAACAAATTATTCAATATTTAACAACTTGTGGAATTGATATATATATCAAAAATTCAGATAATAAAAATGTATTCGATATTATTCAAAGGAAAAAACTTAATAAAGATATTAAAAATTTTAATAAAATGTATCAAACAATAAAATATAATGTAATAAATGAATTATCAACTATAATGAATTTAAATTATGATATTCCTGGTATTATATTTCAATATTACGATATATATACTAATGTTTATATAAATCGTAATAAACGAAGTATTTTATCATAAATATTTAAAAAAATTAATATATTTAATATATTATAGAAAATATGTTAGACACATTAACATTAAATAACCAAAGTAACAAAGAACACTTTGGATTTTTTTCAAGAAGAAGGAAAAAAAGGCCATCTAGAAAAAGGCGAACATCTAGAAAAAGGCCATCTAGAAAAAGAACATCTAGAAAAAAAAGGCCATCTAGAAAAAGAACATCTAGAATAATAGCAGCAATAAAAAGAACATCTAGAAAAAGACTATCTAGAAAAAAAAGGCCATCTAGTAAAAGAACATCTAGAAAAAAACTATCTAGAAAAAGGCCATCTAGTAAAAGAACATCTAGAAAAAGAACATCTAGAAAAAGACTATCTAGAAAAAGACTATCTAGAAAAAGACTATCTAGAAAAAAAAGAACATCTAGAAAAAGGCCATCTAGAAAAAGAACATCTAGAAAAAAAAAAACTTATAAAGCAAAGAAAGATATTCCAATTAATACAAACAATGTAATTAAAGATGATATTAGTACTAATGTATCTGAAATCAAACTAAGTGGAACTGATAAATTAGTTGGTTCTACAAATGATTTGAAAACCCCTGATATGACCATGAATCTAGATTTAAAAGATGATACGAAATTTGAATTATTTGGATTAGTTAAAAATACTAATAATATTTCCACTATTTCTACTATTTTAGTAATATTTTTACTAATAATATTTTTACTAATAATATTTTTTATAATTTAATACTATCAATATAAAATATATGTAACATAATATAAGAAATATGTTAGATATATCTATTTCTAATACTGAATATTTCGGTAGAAGAAGAAAAAGGAAAAAATCAAGAAGTAGAAGTAGAAGTAGAAGTAGAAGTAAAAAAAAAGCAGCAGCAATAAGAGCAGCAGCAATAAGAGCGATAATATTAAGAAAAAAAGCAGCAGCAAAAAGAGCGATAACATTAAGAAAAGCAGCAGCAGCAGCAGCAAAAAGAGCGATAACATTAAGAAAAGCAGCAGCAGCAAAAAGAGCAGCAGCAGCAAAAAGAGCGATAACATTAAGAAAAGCAGCAGCAGCAAAAAGAGCAGCAGCAGCAAAAAGAGCAGCAGCAGCAAAAAGAGCAGCAGCAGCAAAAAGAGCGATAACATTAAAAAAAGCAGCAGCAGCAAAAAGAGCAGCAGCAGCAAAAAGAGCGATAACATTAAAAAAAGCAGCAGCAGCAAAAAGAGCGATAACATTAAGAAAAGCAGCAGCAGCAAAAAGAGCGATAACATTAAGAAAAGCATCTGCAGCAAAAAGAGCGATAACATTAAGAAAAGCAGCAGCAGCAAAAAGAGCGATAACATTAAAAAAAGCAGCAGCAGCAAAAAGAGCGATAACATTAAAAAAAGCAGCAGCAGCAAAAAAAGCAGCAGCAGCAAAAAGAGCGATAACATTAAAAAAAGCAGCTGCAGCAAAAAGAGCAGCAGCAGCAAAAAGAGCGATAACATTAAGAAAAGCAGTAGCAGCAATAAAAAGAAAAAAAAGACCATCTAGGAAAAAATTATCTAGGAAAAGACCATCTAGAAAAAGAAAAATAACAAAAACATTCAGAAAAAAATTATCTAGGAAAAGACCATCTAGAAAAAGAAAAATAACAAAAACATTCAGAAAAAAATTATCTAGGAAAAGAAAAACATTTAGAAAAAAATTATCTAGGAAAAGACCATCTAGAAAAAGAAAAATAACAAAAACATTCAGAAAAAAATTATCTAGGAAAAGAAAAACATTCAGAAAAAAATTATCTAGGAAAAGACCATCTAGAAAAAGAAAAATAACAAAAACATTCAGAAAAAAATCATCTAGAAAAAGAAAAACATTCAGAAAAAAATTATCTAGGAAAAGGCCATCTAGAAAAAGGAAAACATTCAGAAAAAAAAGACTATCTAAATCAGTTAAAGTTCATGGTAAAAAAACAGTATCTAAATCAGAAATTTTGAAAAAAAAAACTTATAAAGCAAAGAAAGATATTCCAATTAATACAAACGATGTAATTAAAGATGATATTAGTACTGATTTATCTAAAATCAAACTTAGCAAAATTAATAAATCTATTGGTTCTACAGACGATTTTAAACAACCTGATATGACTATAAATCTTGATTTAAAAAATGATACGAAATTCGAATTATTTAGTAATAAAAATGATAAAACTATTCAAACTAAGATAAATAATAATTCTAATATATTTATAATAATTTTAGTACCATGTCTTCTTATTGGTATATTCAATTTACACTAATAAAGTTTTATAACATTAGTTTTTATAAAAAATACTTAATCAGTATAAAATAAATGCGGTATTTACTAAAGATTATAATTTATTCAAATAATATAGTATAATTTTTCACATATGAAAAAATTAAGATACGAATACGAGAGAATTAAGAATGAATATATTATTTTACAAAATGGAAATAATATATTAAAAAAAGAAAATAACCTATATAAAGGAGATAGAATTGTATTGTGTCAAAGAATAAATAGTTTAAAAAAAGAAAATAAAGTACAAAGAGAAAAAAACAAAAAATTAAGAAAAACAATTACAAAATTATCAAGAGATATGGAAGAATTTAATGACACACCAATCATAAAAAATATAAATAATTTGTGTGATTATTGGTTTTTAAATGTAAATGATTTATTAAATCTACGATGGAAAGCTCCGTATTTTCAAAGACCTGTTGATGGTGAGAGAGTTAAAGATATAGTTGAACATTATCAGAAAAAATTAAATAATAATATTTTTGAATTTATTTCACCATTAATTGTTGCTAAATATGATAATATGTTATACATAATAGATGGACAACATCGTTTTAAAGCAATTGAATATTTATTTGGTCATGATGAGAAATTTAATGAAGATAAAAAAGTTCCGTTGGTTGTAATACCTGCAAGATCTATGGAACATATAGAAGATTTATTTCAAACATTAAATAAATTACTACCACTATCCGACGTTTATAAATTACAGGATAAAAATAAAAAAAAAATAATAGTTGAAACATCTGATTATTTTTTTAAAAAATATAGAAACTTTTTTACAACAAAAAAAGCAAGACGACCATTTATTAATAAAAATGATTTTGAAAATTTTTTATTAAATAGTGATATAATTGATGAACTTGATATAATTGATTCTAGTACTGATTTTACATTTCTTTTAGAAAAAGTAAATAGTTTTTATTCACTTCAACCAACATCTTTTTTTCCACAAAAAGGTCAAGCAAATTTTGATAAAATTATTGATAAAATAAAAAAAAAGGGGGGTTTATATTTAGGTTTATTTCCAAAATTTGAATGGATTAAACATATTAAAGAAAAAATATGGGAAAATGATGATAATATTTTAGGAAAGGGTATTCGTGATCAAGTATGGAATGAATATATTGGGGTAGATAAAGGAACTGAAAAATGTTTTTGTTGTAAAATACAGGTAATATCTCAACAAAACTTTGAAACTGGTCATATTATTTCGAAGAAAAAGGGAGGGAGTAATGATTTAATTAATTTATTACCAATTTGTTCAAAATGTAATAAATCAATGGGGACGACTGCTATGTTTGAATATATGTCTAAAAATAATATAAATTTAGATTATTCAAATAAATTAAAAAAATTATTTAAATCAAATACAGAAAAATTTTATAATAAGACATCTAATATAAATTCTTATAAAAATTGAAATGGCATGTATTCTATTTTTGAATTTTACTAAATAATGTAAAAAGTATTAAAATGTTTTATATTTTTACATCGTTTATACTATATTTTTCTTATAATGAATAAAAATAAATGTATAATAAATTAAAATCATTATTTTTAAAAGATATTTTAAATATAGAAAAAAAAAACAAGAAAAAGGATAAAAATTTAGAAACTGATTTATCAAATATAGAAAAATATACAATAATATTTAATTTATTTGAAAATATTTATAAAAATGACCACAAAACAACAACAAATGAAACATTTTATACAGATTTAAATGTTTTTAATGATAATTCTGTTTTTAATGCAATTAATAAAACTAAAACAATATTTGGAGAAATTAAATTAGGAATATTATTATATTCGCCAATAGATGATATAATAAAACTACAAAAAAGACAAAATATAATAAAACAATTATCACTTGTTTATAAAAATATTAATCCTATTTTAAATAACATAAAAAAAAGAGAAAATGATATTCTTTGGTTATTAAAGGAAAAAAATGAGGAAGAAACTGAATATATAAATTCTGTTTATTGTACTAATAATTGGTTAAAATGGGTAAATAATAGTTCATTTTTGTTAAATTTAATACATTATTATAATGTAATTTTTACTCCATTTTCAGCATTAGTATCTCCATTTATATCAATCATATTAGCATTTATTATATTCCGTTTTGTTTTAGGTATAAAAATTGGTATTTTTAAATTTTATAGGTGTTTCAAAATGGGATTGAATAGTAGTTTTAGTTTTCTAGGCCCACAATATGAAATGATATCCCAAATAATTTATTTTATTTTGTATATAGTGAGTGGTTATAAATCAATCGTTAATTCTCAAACGAGAATGGATAAGTGTAAATTAATACACAAAAAATTATCTTCTGTTCATTGTTTACTAGATTCAATAGTTTCGATTAATTTAATACTAAAAAAAATTGGAATATTTGAATATTTTTGGAATTCTTCGTTAGAAAAAGATTTAAATATCATAAAAGAAAATTTTAATATATCTAGAAATTATAAATTTTTTCAAAATTGGGGAAATGTATTAATAACTTTTTCAAAATTAGACAAATATCGAAATAATATCAGTAATTTAATGTATTTTATTGGAAATATCGATTCAATGTTATCAATTACTAAAATTAAAATGAAAAAACAAGTTTGTTTTACAAATTTTCTAAAAGAAAGCAAACCATTAATAAATATTAACGGTATGTTACATCCAATTTTAATAAATAAAAATCCTATTTTAAATGATTTAAATCTACAAAATAACAAAAATATTTTATTATTTGGACCAAACGCATCTGGTAAAAGTTTATTAATTAAATCATTAGTTTTAAATGTACTGTTATCACAAACATTAACAATATCATGTGCTAATAATATGGATATTACACCATTTTCAGTACTAAATACATATTTAAATATCCCCGATATTGTTGGAAAGGAATCTTTATTTGAAGCCGAAGTTCATCGTTGTAAAGATTATATATCACGAATTAAAAACCTTTCAAATAATAAATTTGCTTTAACTATATTTGATGAGTTATTTTCATCAACAAATTATTATGAAGGTTTATCAACATCTTATGCAATTTGCAAATATTTGAGTAAATATTCAAATTGTATTAATATAATAACAACGCATTTTCATAAATTATGTAAATTAGAGCGAGAAGGTGCGTTTAAATGCTATAAAATGAAAATTACACAGGAAAAAGATGGTAAAATAGAATTCCATTATAAATTAAAACGAGGTATATCAAAAAAAAAATTGGCTATAGAATTACTCAGAATGAAAGGATTAGACAAAGAAATTATAGATTGTGCCTTAAAATTTTATGATAAAATGTTTAAAATAAAAAAAAAAATTCGTATAGAAAAAAAAAATATATTGATAAATAAATCAAATAAATAAATTATATCCGATTCTAAAATAAACTATATTCGATCAAAACAAAAATAAAATTGAAATGCGTTTTATTTTAAATATTAAAAACTAACTAATAATACAAGAACAAATGACATCCAACACATCTGTTATCAAATATAAAAATTTCGATTTGGCTAACATCACTTATTCTGATGTTAAACAAACTAAAATGGGGGGATATAATATTTATCTTCAATATAAGACTCCTGGAATGAGTAATGGACATAATATTTATGTTCAAACACCGAAGATGTTTTGTCCTTTTGGGGCATCATCTTATAAAAAAATCGATAGCAATGAATTGCCTCGATATAATTTAAATTTATCCTTTAAAAAGACCGAACAAGATTTATTAAATTTTCAAGAGAAAATTTCTAATTTAGACGATATGGTTTTAGAAAAGGTTTTAAACGACCCTAAACTTTTATCATTACTTAATATTAAAGGAAAGAAAGTTTCAAAAGAAGGATTACGATTTTTACAAGTTCCAACAGTAAAATTACCAAAAGATGACACTAAAGATTATCCTGCTAATTTAAGTGTAAAGATTCCTACTAAATATGATACTGGAGCTTTTATCACTGAATTTTATGATAGTAAGACTAGAGAACGAATGGAAGTGAATCATGATAATATTGAATCTCTTGTCCCTAAAAAGGTAGAGGTAAAATGTCTTTTACGATTTGCTAGTATTTGGTTTGTTGGTGGTAAATTTGGTATTGCTTTACGAGGAGAACAAGTAGTTGTATATCCAAGTAAATCTTTGAATGGATTTGCTTTTATTGATGATAGTGATGATGAAGACGAACAAGTAGCAGAAGTTTCTGAACAAATGAAAGGTGTTGTCTTATCTGATACTGAAGATGAAGATGAAGAAGAAGTAGATGAAGAAGTAGAGGAAGTAGTAAGTGAAGATGAAGAAGTAGAAGAAGATGCTCCAGTATTAAGTGAAGATAGTGATGAAGTAGAGGAAGTAGTAGAAGAAGCAAAACCTAAAAGACGAGGACGAAAAAAAACTACTACTAGTAGAAAACGAAAAAATTAATAATTATGAATACTAATTTATAAAAAAAAAAATAATAAAAAAATAAAAAAAAAAATAATAAAATAAAAAAATAAAAAAAAATCTATAATAAAATTATATATAAAAAAAATTTTATTATGGTATTGTTAGTTATATAATAGAAATATTATATAAAGTAAATAATATTTATTTTATAAAAAGAAACTATAAAATAAATATTACAAGTAGTTCAATATAATAATTTATATTGCAATTTTATTTAATTCTTCAATTAAGCTAAAGATATATGCTTGAATATGCATTATATCTTTTGAACCTTGTATTAATCTCATATCGTATTTAGATGTAATTTCCGTAATTTCAATATGTTTATTTATTTTATTTTTATCTAAATGCTCTATTAATTGATAATATATATTGAGCAAAATATAATTTGAATTTATATTATTATCCATAATAAATTGATATAAAAAAGATGTTATTTTACTTATAGTAGTTAAAGTAGTTCTTTTTTTCAAAATTAGTTTTACTATTTCCTGTATTTTTTTTTTATTTATACTGGCTTTTTGAGATTTAATTAAATCATAAATCTCTAATTGTAATATAGATGTTTTTAAATTTCTATAATTGTCATGTAATAATCTATCTAATTGTATTGAAGATAAATGTATATTATTTTTATCAATTATTTCTAAGATATGATTTTTTATTTCTTCTTGAGAAGGTGATTGTATTCGTAAACAAATACAATTACTTTGTAGTGAAGTCATTATATTATTAATTGTATTGGATATTAATATAAATTTACAATTAACACTATGTGTTTCAAGAATTTTATTTAAAATAAACTGTGATTCTATATTTAATAATTCACAATGATGTAATACAATAATTTTTTGTAAATTATTTGATACCTGTTTTGTTTCTGCCATATTTTTAAGAATATCACGAATAATAAATTTACAATACATCCCCATTTCTTTAATATCTAATTCAATAAATGTTCCATTACGATATATTGTAAATGGAACCTCTTTGGATGAAGAAGTTTTAATTTTTTGTATAACTCTCGTTTTTTTAGTATATCCTAAAAATGAATATAATAATGTTTTTTTTCCAGATCCACTAGGTCCATACATTAATATATGAGGAAGATTATTTATATCTAAAGTTTTTAAAATATTAGCAATCTCTTTATGATACCTAATATCATCAAGTTTTTTAGGACGATATTTATCAAATAATAATTCCATATCTTCTGTATTATAATAATTATTATAAATGTTTATTTAATACTTTTTTTACTGTATAAATCTTATCTCCATACGAGCGTGTTAAATAAACTATCGCATTAATATATGAACATTTTGTATGATAAGAAACATAAATAATATCTGTCTTAATTAATGGCATTACAGTATATTTACTAATTATAAAAAGAATATCATATTCCATTGGATAAATCTTATTTGTTAAATAATTAGAATAAAGTTTATATGATTGAGAATTAAGAAGCATATATAATTAAGTAAATTAAAAAAAATCTAAACATACTAATATATAAACAAATTATGATTGATTTAATAACAAAAAAATTAGGTCTTAGCCAAGAAAATTCAGGGTTAAATAAAGATAATTTTAACTTACTTATAAATACACTTTCGTCAAGTGGAATTGCTACAATTGTAACAATAGCAGGAGGACTTCTATATTTTTTAGGTATGGCTATACCTTGTTTATCTTGTGGTCCAGTAAGAGTTATTATATTAAGTGTAATAGCATTTATAGCAAATTTAATTTCAATTTATAAAAAATGTGAGCCAAAACTTGATAACGATACAATTGTTAATATAGTTAAATTAGCATTAATACCAACTGTATCTTTTATGATTGGTTACACAATTATACCTTGGATTTTACCATTACCTATTAGATTTATTACATGGATTGGACCAGGAAAAACATTAATTCCTGCCGGAATTGGTGGTTTATTAATGATTATAACGAATATAGTTCTACCAAAATTTAACATTGTAACTAATATTTGTGATTAGATTTATAAATAAATTTTTTTTATTATCAAAAATAATTATTTTTTATAATAAAAATTATATTTTTACAAAATTTAAAAATCAGTCGCATCATTAAAAAATAAAAATTGTTTATTAATATTTTTCTTTTTCTTATTTGATATTTTAGACGATTTTATTAAAGATAATCCCTTATTAGAAGTTAAAGGAATTGTTTTAATATCAGTTTCATCTTCCGGTTCTGCTTCATCTTCCGGTTCTGCTTCATCATCAGCATAAATATCAACATTTTCATCATAATTTGTTAAATTCTGTTGTAAAAATTCTGATAATGGAGGAATAAATACATTATTAGTTTGTACTGGATTTGATTCTATTGGGACAACAGAATGTTCTAGTTCATTATTAATTGGAATATCTTCAACTTTATCATTATCTATTATTTTATCAATTGAATTAATAATAATTTCTTCTTTATCTTCGCTAAATTGATTATTTAAATTGTTATTTATAACAATTTCTTCAATTTTTTCAATATTTTCGTTCAAATCTGGAATAGAAATATTACTATCATTATCATCATTATCAATAATTATTTCTTCAATATCATTATTTTCATTAATAATCCCATTAGTTATTTCCTCTACGATATTATCTTCTACGATATTATCTTCTACGATATTATCTTCTACGATATTATCTTCTACGATATTATCTTCTACGATATTATCTTCTACGATATTATCTTCTACGATATTATTATCTTGAACATTGGTACCTTCAAGATAATAATCTTTATTAATTGAACTAACTATATTATCATCGTCATCATCTGTATCAATATTAAGTTCTTCTATATCTGATTCATCTGTATTCTCAATATTTGTAATAGAACTTTGATTTCCACCATCTTGTTGTTTATTTTCATCTTGATATGTATCAATATTAAGTTCTTCTATATCTGATTCATCTGTATTCTCAATATTTGTAATAGAACTTTGATTTCCACCATCTTGTTGTTTATTTTCATCTTGATATGTATCAATATTAAGTTCTTCTATA